GACGCCCCTCGGTCCTGGCGTACCGTGCCTTTGCCGATGCCATGAGACAGCAGTGCGGAGACTGGGAACTCCCAGATGCCTTCCATGTACGATTCATCATACCGATGCCAGCATCCTGGTCGAAGAAGAAGAAACTGCAGAAGGTTTCAACCCCGATGCAGCAGAGACCGGATGCAGACAATCTTGCCAAGGCCCTGATGGATGCACTGCTGAAGGAGGACTCAACGGTCTGGAAACTGGAGATTGAAAAAATCTGGGGAGAAGAGGGAATGATCATCATTGACGATTTACAAGACTAAGGAGACCCATGCAAAAACTAGCAATCATCATCTACCTAGCGGCAATCGTATCAGCCAACCTCTTGATTCTGGAGTTCGGTCCATCTGTCTCAATCATCAATGCCTTCCTCCTGATCGGCCTAGACCTCTCCTTGAGAGACTACCTGCACGACTGCTGGCAGGAGAACCTGAAACGCAACATGGGCCTCCTGATCTGTGCAGGTTCAGGGTTGACGGTCTTGCTGAACTTGGAGGCATTGCAGATTGCCTTGGCATCTGCAGCTGCATTTGGAATCTCAGCTTTGCTGGACTCCTTGGTCTACCACAAACTGCAGAATCATCCGTACCTGGTCCGGTCGAATTCCTCCAACCTGCTGGGGTCACTGACAGATTCCATCCTATTCCCAGTGCTGGCATTTGGAGGATTCCCGATCTGGATCATTGCAGGGCAATTTGCCGCAAAATGTGTCGGAGGATTCATCTGGTCGTTGAGCATTAACAAGATCCGAACAGCAGAATGATTCATTACCACGGGACGAGGATTGCTGCGAGTGACGACCAGGTCACCAGGATTTTGAAGTCCAGACATGCCTGTGTTTCGTTTGCAGACCTATCGCAGTTATCGATTGTGCAGGAGGTTTGTCAGTCGTGGATGTTGGACAATGGAGCTTATTCCTTTTGGAACTCAGGGAAGACAACCGACTGGGAAGACTATTATCAATTTGTCCGTGATTTAAAGGACCCGTGTTGTGATTTCTGGATCATCCCTGATGTGATTGATGGGACAGAGGATCAGAACAATGAGTTGATTGAGAATTGTCCGTTACCTGGAGGAACTCCGGTTTGGCATTTTGACGAATCAATTTCTAAGTTGCAGTGGTTATGTCAGGACTTTCCTCGTGTTTGTATTGGGACAACGGCAGGACTAAGTCCCAACACAGAAGCATATTGGACTCGTCTACATCAGGCCATGGACACAATCACAGATTCAGAGGGTAGGATTTCAGTAAAACTTCACGGATTACGATGTTTGAATCCTGAGATATTTACAAAAATTCCTTTTGCTTCAGCAGATTCAACGACGATGGGCCGGCATACGGATGAGTTGTCTTTTGCACCGACAAAAGGATGGAAGCCACTAAGTCTTCATGGGAGAGCAATGGTTTTGATTGATCGGATTGAGTCGTTCAATGCCCCACGGGTTTGGGACAGACGCAAAGGTGTACAACTCGATCTATTCGGAGTTTCATGAACCTTTCAGAATCCGTCCTCCTCTATGCCGACAGACCTGCAGAATTTGTGGAGGACCTCTTGAACGTCGAACCCCAAGACTGGCAGAGGGAGGTGATGCAGAAGATTGGCAAAGACAAGCGATCTCTCTGCTCGGTGATCAGTGGACACGGTTGTGGAAAATCTTCAGTTGCGTCCTGGTTGATGATCTGGTTCCTCCTGACGAGGTATCCGGTGAAGATTGTCTGCACTGCGCCTTCTGCATCCCAGTTATATGATGCCTTGTTCGCAGAAGTAAAAAGATGGATCAAGGAGTTGCCTTCCCCATTGAGGAACCTGCTGGAAGTGAAGAGTGACCGGATTGAGTTGGCATCTTCTCCGACAGAGGCATTCATCAGTGCAAGGACCAGTCGTGCAGAGTCTCCAGAGGCAATGGCAGGAGTCCATGCCGAGAACGTTCTATTGATTTTCGATGAGGCCTCTGCAATCCCAGAGCAGGTATTTGTTTCAGCCTATTCCTCGATGAGTTCCCACAAGGCATCCGTGTTATTGATTGGCAACGGGACTAGGAACAGTGGGTACTTTTACGAAACCCATACGAGACTGCGGGACAGATGGTGGACCAGACGGGTGAGTTGTTACGACAGTGACCTGGTGAGTGAGGACTTCATTGAGGAACTGAAGATCAAGTACGGAGAGGAATCGAATGCCTTCCGAGTGCGGGTGCTGGGAGAATTCCCACTTGCCGAAGACGACACTCTCATTTCCCTCCATGCCGTGGAGCAAGCATCGAAGAGAACCGTCGAGCAACCGGAGAACACTCCAGTCGTCTGGGGTCTGGATGTGGCGAGGTACGGAGATGATGCATCTGTCCTCTGTATTAGGAAGGGCAGACACCTGGTCTCCCTCCAGAGCTGGAAGAAACTCTCCCTGATGGAACTGAGCGGACGAGTGCTGGATCTCCTCAACACGACAGACGAACCACCGGATGAGATCCTGGTGGACAGCATTGGTCTCGGAGCAGGGGTGCTGGATCGTCTGCGGGAGTTGGACATCAGTGCTAGGGGGGTGAATGTCTCCGAATCGCCTGCCATGGCAGACAGGTACGCCAACCTCCGTGCAGAGTTATGGGACCTGACGAAGTCCTGGTTCAACGAGGAGGTGCAGATCCCGAATGATGATAGTTTGATCGCAGACCTGACTGCCCCAAGATATTCGTTCAACTCATCAGGCAAGATGCTCGTCGAGAGCAAGGCCGAGACCAAGAAAAGGTTGGGCAGATCGACCGACTTTGCAGATTCCTTGGTCCTCACATTCGCATCATCTGCAGCAGGCGCATCAGGGCAGTACAGACGGAAGAACAGAGGGAGGAGGAGGAACGTAGGAGGAGTTGTTTGAGGTTCCAACTTTTTCCAACCAAATCCCCCCAAGACAAGTGATTCCATCTCTGGTAAAGGTCCGAGTCCATCGTGCAATGGGCCCAACGGCCTTGATCACTAAGTTGGACCCCAGGGATGCAAGGAAGCAAGTCTGCGAGGAATGCGGGAAGTGGAAGGTCCCCAGTTATCGGATCAAAAAAAGAGAGGAGATTCTGTACTTCTGCAAAACGGAATGCCTGGAGGTGTATTTCCCAGATTCCATCGATCCTGATACAGAAACCATCTCAGAGTGGAGAGCAGAGTTTCTGGGTCCAACAGCAGATTTTACCAGTGGATTCTGGGCAATGTTCGGTTGGCTCAATCGTTCCAGGGGATTTGAGGACCATTGAAGTCTTCCCCCTTAAATCCCCCCTAAATTTATACCATATATATAGGAGCAATCGGAATGGTCCTTTCTGACGAAAAATTATTGGAACTGATCCACTCTGGATACATCCCCTCAGATGTCCATTTGGGACCCTGTTCAGTGGATCTGACTCTGGGTGCAGACTACCTGATCCCGTACCTACCCGAAGATCGTCCTTATATTACGGTCACTGAGGATTACCCCCACAAACTCGCACCAGTCGAATCGACAATCTTGCTGCCAAGCAAGTTTGTGCTGGCAACGACGAATGAACTGATCAAGATCCCTGATCACATGTGCGGGGTCGTGCATGGCAGATCCTCAGTCGGACGGTTGGGGATTCAGGTGCAGAATGCTGGATTCATCGATGCTGGGTTCACCGGTCAGATCACCCTGGAACTGGTCAATCAATCCAATGCCCCCGTGTTGCTCAAACCGAACATGAGGATTTGCCAGTTGGTGATGCACAACCTGCACGGGCAATCGAAGAGACCGTACCGAGGGAAATACCAGAACCAGGTAGGTCCGACACCATCGAGGATCAAGGAGGACGAGGAATGATGGTTGTCACCTATGGAGGAGGGACAAACAGCACAGCACTGCTAGTTGGATTGCGAAACAACGAGCAGAGACCAGATGCCATTGTGTTCTCAGACACGGGAGGAGAGAAACCGCATACCTATGAATACATTGATCGGATGCAGTTGTGGTGCAAGCGCAATGGGTTTCCAAGAATTACGATTGTTCAGAAAGGGGGGAGAAAAGAAACCCTGGAAGAAGAATTATTAAGAAGGAACAGTCTTCCTGCTATAGCGTTTGGTTTCAAAACCTGCTCACAGAAATACAAGGTTCAGCCTTTTGAACAATGGTGCAACAACAATGAAGATTGCCAGAAAGTTTGGGAGCAAGGTGGTAAGGTTCAAAAATATGTGGGCATTGATGCAGATGAACCCCAACGGGTTAGACCAAGTCCAAACAAGAAATTTGAGAACATCTATCCCTTAGTGGATTGGGATTGGGGGAGAGAAGACTGTATTGACATCATCAAGTCTGAAGGTCTTCCCCTCCCTGGCAAGTCTTCTTGTTTTTTTTGCCCAAGTTCAAAAGCCCAAGACATTCTGAATTTGCCGCAGGATTTGAAAGATCGTGCGATGACAATAGAGAAACGGTTTTTTGATAATGATGACGGGGAAGGAGTCAAAGGATTGGGAAGAAGTTGGTCTTGGACTCACTTGATAAAAACTGCAGACCAACAAGTGTGTTTCCCGTTTTATCAACAAGATGCCCCATGTGACTGTTATGACGGATAGACCCCACCGCAGACCGTTATCTGCAAGACTGCAGGAGAGACTGCAGTCCCTCCCCCCAAAGGAAGAAGATCATGAGGAGGATGAATACCAGGGATCGTATGAGCTGAGAGCAGAAATGGAGTATCTGCAGAAGGTGATTGCAGAACCTGCACTGAAATTCTGCGGACGTTGCCAGACCTTCAAACCGAACAAACCCCCCTTCTACCGTCCTACTCAATCCATCTGTAGATTCTGCGAAAAGAGGCTGGACATCCGTACAAGTCGGGACTAGTACGAGAAAGTCCGAATTAATTTGAACTAATTCAAGAAAGTGCTGCACTTTTTACTTGCATCTTCTCCGTTTCCTTGTTCCAGTTTCAGGTAATTTGAATTACCCAAATTACCGGAGATGGGATGTCGATCACATATCGAGGTAAGACCTTTAGTGGTTACAACAAACCTCGCAGATCCACCGATGGTAAGAAGAAATTTGAGGTTCTTGCCAAGGAAGGGGATCAGGTCCGTCTAGTCCGCTTTGGTGATGTCAAAGGTGGTTTGACGATCAAGAAGAACCAACCCTCCCGCAAAAAATCCTACTGTGCCCGTTCAGGGGGCATCAAGTCCACCAGC